GCTGTGGTTGCTGAGGTGAAAGCTGAAAAGATTGCTATTGAACGTGAAAAAGATTGGAAGAATGTGGAGTATTCAATTTTAAATGAAGTTTTTGATGCTCTAGAGGGAGATTGTCCACCAAAAGTTGCAAAATTTGATGTTGATATGGCGGAAAAATTTATTAAAGACTTCAAAGGTTGTACTCTTGAGCCCCAATGTTATTGGGATGAGGAGGATGAGTTTAAGGATGCAGAGATGCGAGGGAGAACACAACAGGTACGTGGTGATTTTGGGATAACTCCGCGGAAATATTGGGAAAGTTTTATGTCTTACTTTTTTACTAAGGAAGTTGTACGAGCTGAAGAAGCTTGTAAAAATAATGGGCACAAAGCAAAACCAATGAATCTGGAGCGAATTCGAGAGAAAATCGCGAGAAAAATTGTGGAAGAAGTTGAAAAAGTTAAGAAACGAGCAGATAGTGAAACACCAAGTGAGGATGAACAAGAGGGTTACCTCGATTTTATTTTTGATTGGTGGAGTGGGAATGAGAAATGTCAAAAGGTTGATGAACTTTTTGACACTTATGTGTCCACTCCGGCTGAGACTGTTTGGGACTGGATCGGTTCTAAATGGAAGAAAATTCCATCTAAGGGCCGGAAGGTTTTGAAAGTTGCGGGTGTTTTTGTGTGTGTTTGTGCTTATATGTGGATGCGTTCACGTGATGAAACTGAAACAGAGCTGAATGAACAGAAAGCTGGGTGGAATCAAAAAGGTGGACGTAGTGGTAAGAAAAATAATCGTCGCCAGATGGGTGGTCCTAGGAGGAATTTTGGAAAACGAAATCCCCACAACTATTCGGAAGGTGTTGAAGATCACCCTGAAGTTTTGAATGACCCGGGTATGACTTATGAGTACGATGATGACTATGTTGATGGTGGACGTGATTTACGTAAGATGTCAAATTTTGGCCCGGAGATTCCGAGCGTGATTGATGACTCTGCGCAACAACGAGCTATTTACAAATCTAAGAAATTACGCATTCGAGTTGATACTCAAGATTATTTGCATTGGTTGGATGAATCAAGACAAAATTTTCAACGACAGTTGGAGCTAAAGAAGCTCACTGCTCAAAGTTGGAGACCTGATGAATTGGCTGGTGGGGTTTTTAAGATTTATGATGATAAAAACAATTATTTGTGTACTGGAACGTTAGTTGCTGATCAAATGTTTGTTGTGATGCACGCGCTGAGTGAAGATTTAACGAAAACTTATTTAGCGCGTAATCACGTGCATTCAATTGTGATGAAGGCTCACACGTTGACAGTCCATAATGATCACATTGCTAGTTTTAAAGTGAGTGGTTTTGCCACTCCTTTTAAAGCACATCATTTGCGGCCATTGAAAGAATCGTCAATTGTTACGATTTTTGGTTACGGTGATGGTTCGGTCTCACGACCTGAAGTCATTGTTGGCTTTGCGTCACCAACTGGGTGGTGCACAGCACAAACGCGGAGAGGTGATTGTACCTCTCCTGTTTTGGACAAAGATGGAGGAATTGTGGGTTTTTGGACACATGGTGATGGTGATCAGTTTGGTCGGTTTGAAAGTGTGACGGAAAAATTGATGGATTTTATTAAGCATGTGAAACCCACTACCCATTCCGGACTGGATTTTCAGTCCCGCCCCCGCTCCCAGATTCATTAATCGAGCAGGCGGTCTTTGACCGCTTTCCCGAGAAATATCGAGTGAATTCTCGGGGGGGGCCTCTTTTTAGAGGATGGGGTAGTGTGTCTGAGCGACACGACGAGTGGCTACCCGAGAGTCATTTTCTTATAGTTGGGCAAATGACTCGTCATGCAAGTTATAAAAATAGGCGTGCTGTGGATCCTTTTATAGAAATGTATTATGATGACCATGGTGTGGAGAAACCGGAGGAGTGGGGTTTACCTGTTCCAAACGAATTAGCGGCTTATAAATCCCTTGCTAAGTATGCAAAGGATTGTCCTTTTATGGAGGATGACCAGATTCGTGATATGAATAGGGCTTGGGAATGGACTTCCCAACACTTTTATCCGTATATGAATAATGCACAGATTAGATCTCGAGATGATGTTGTAGGGGCTTTGGACCGAACAACATCAGCTGGGGCTCCTTTTAATGTTCTTTTTGGAACAAAGGGAGATCTTTTGGATTCTGATCCCAACATTTTAGAAGTTTTTGATGAGAGTTGGCGTTTACTTGCATGTGATGAGAATCACACGTATTTGTGTACCAATTCATTGAAAGAGGAGATACGACCTGCAGAGAAGACTGCCCAGAATAAGATTCGGACCTTCACTGCAATGGCTGTGGACGCAACAGTCGATGGGAATCGGTTGTTCGCTGACATGAATGAGAAGATGAATTCTGCTTGGTTAGTGTCTAGTTCCACTGTGGGGTGGAGCCCCATGAAGGGGAATTGGGGGCGGTTGTTGGAGAAGTTGAACGTTCATCCACATGGTTATGCATTAGATGAAAGTGAATATGATTCCAGCCTACGCTCTTATATGATGTGGGGTTGTGCGCGTTTTCGGTGGAGCTGTCTGTGTGAGGACGACAGAACTGCTGAAAATTTGCAGCGCATAAAAACATATTATCGAAATTTAGTTAATACTGTGATCATCTCGCCGGAAGGTGTTTTGATCATGAAGCTTGGTGGAAACCCATCAGGGAGTGTGAATACGATTAATGATAATACATTAATTTTGTTTACTCTTCTTAGTTATGCGTGGATTCGTCTAGTTCCTGAAAAGGAACTTACTACACTGGGAGAGCTTCTAAATAATGTCGCTTTTGCATTGTGTGGGGATGATAATACGTGGACTGTAAGTGATGAGGCCCACCCTTTTTATAATGGTAGGGATGTTTGTGCTGAGTTAAGTTTGATTGGTATTACTACTACGTCAGACACTTATGAGGCGCGAGCACCAGAGGATTTGGATTATCTAAGTGCTCATACTGTATATATGAAAGGTTTTGCTGTTCCACAGTATGACAGGAGGAAGATTTTGACTTCATTGCTTTATAGCAATCGGCAGAAACATACTCCGGCCAATGCGTTGACACGCACTTGTGGAATGTTAGTTTGTGGTTATACAGATGTTACCTTGCGAAAATTTTTGCGTGAGGTTATATCATGGTTGTTGGTTAAGTTTGATAGAGTTTGTCATGATGATCCCGAGTGGATTGTTGCGAAGACTGGTATTCTTAGTGATCAGCGTTTGTTCGAGCTTTGGACAGGGACATCCTTTTTCCTGACAGAGCAGTGTGTCCAGTCTTGCACTGAGGATACTGGCACAAAACGAACGATGAGTTCACCGGCACCAAATGCCAATAAAAGCCAACCTAAACGTGGGGGAGGCGCGAAAGCTACACGTATTGTTTTTACTGCTGAGGAGCAGGAGAAACATGTGAAGAACCTTGCAAAAGGGGTTTCTAAGGCCGATTCTAAGGCCCGAATCACACAATCGCGATTGGATAAAGAGCAAGCGGTTAAAACACCACAAGTTCTTGTGAAAAACGTGAAGAAAGAGAAATTGAACAACAATGTTAAGCCTCAGTATCTGAAAGGAAAATTGAGAAATGACATTGAAGTGAAAGAGGGTAAGCGAAAGAAAAAGAAGGATCGTTATGCAGGACGAACACCGGAATGGTGGGAGAAACTTATGGACACTGGCTCTGATTTGGTGGAGCATTTTGCACCACTTTTATTAGGGATGGGTGATTATGATGAAGATATCTTGCAAAAGAGTCCTGAGCCTGGTGCAAATTCAATTTTGGCCAGTGCAACGAAAGGAAGAAGAGGAGGTAGTTACGCAACAAGGATGCGAGAATCCGCGAGTGACGTACCTTCAATGCATGAAGACGGGTTGGTGACGAGAGTTGCTCATCGAGAATACATTGGAGATGTGTTGTCGAGTACGGCAGCTTTTCTGCCTCTTGAATTCGCCCTGAACCCTGGAATGAAGGAAACCTTTCCGTGGTTATCCTACGTGGCACAAAATTA